AATTGGAAGGATTTCAATGAGCTTAAAATTCTTATCAAATAATTTAATAGATAGCGCAGTTATTACGCCTTCTACGGTCAACGCTCAATATCCTATCTCAAATATAAACGTGGATCATAGGACAAAGGCCTATAGATCTACGAGTAATAGCGACAATATCGTAATAGATTTTGGAACTGCTGAGTCTGTTGATCACTTTGCAATTGTAGATAACTGGCAAAATGGTTTCGGTGTAACTTCGGTAACCATAGAAGCGAACGGTACGGACTCATGGGGTTCTCCAGCGTTTACAACCACCGCATCATTAGATACTAAGTTCGGAGTAAGTATTAAAAAGTTTTCATCTTCTCAGTCTTATAGGTTCTGGAGGATTGTTTTAACTTCCACACTTGGTTATTGTGAAATATCTAAAATGTTTTTAGGTGCTGCGACAGAGATACCTACTAATGGCGTTAGTTATAATTGGTCTTATAAGAATAGAGATTTATCTAAGCAGTCTGTTAATCGTTTTGGTCAAAAGTTTATAGATGATATTGGAACGCAAAAAGAAATAACTGGCTTATCCTTTCAAATTATGGACAAAGATGAGATGGATAAAATATTTTCTGTATTCGATGTTAATAGGACGGTTAAACCTTTCTTTATTTACTTTGATCTTGAGACAGCTTCACTATCCAATAATGATGATAGATACAACGGACTTTATTATTTCTCAACAGAGCCTAGCTTTGTAAATATAAGTAGTGGTTACTATAATACTTCACTAGATATTATCGAGGCTAAATGACGACACTTGTTTGCGATGAGCTTATTACTACATTATCTCAGACTATAAATCTAAGCTATGATCGTATCTATCATTTTGCTGGTTTAAAAATTAAGCTTCTCATGTTTAACGCACCAAGTGGAACTTTTACACTGTCAATAAAGAAGTCTGGGGATACCTTGGCAAGTGCCGACTTTACTAGCGCAGACATAAAAGCAGATCTAACAACATCAAACGACTATGCATACCTATACAAAGCACTAAACTTTTCGCTACCATTGAAAAAAGGTTCTTATGAATTGGTTTTATCGTCAGCTTCTTATACTTATTCTGATACTAGTTTTATGGGATGGCTTAAATCTTATGTAAATGTCTTTAACGAGGAAGTTGATAGCACGGTTCCATATTCAGACAAACCTTTTGATTTTTTAATATATGAAAATGTAAGAGAGGATTTAACAAGATGAGCATAAAAATATTTGACTTTGCAGACGGTTTTACAAGTTCTACAGCGCCCTCACCAGTAGGAATAGAGAGTTCAAGCTTTTCTAGATACGCTGATGATGCGGCTTACGTTACGGCTGAAGGAACTGCTCAAGACGGTGATGCATATTATAATACAACAAGTAATAAGGTGAGAATTTATGAAGACGGTAACTGGGTTGAGAATGCTAGCTTTGAAGCTTAGTTTATTATTAGCGTTAATTTTTATAAGTTTTGGCGTAAATGCTAAGACATTAAAGGTTGATACTGTAACGGCATCGGTTGCTGATGGTGACTTTACTATCACCCCAAACGGAACTGGAGACATTGTCCTTGGGTCTGGTAGTGGTTTTGTCAAACTTACGTCTGGGGTTTTGTCTAACCAAGAGTTTATTAATTTAACCTCTGAGATATCGGGAATATTGCCAATAGCGAATGGGGGGACAGGTTCATCTTCTAGAAATTATGTTGATCTAGTTTCAGCTGAAACAATTGCAGGTGTTAAAACATTTAGCTCAGATATATTGATGAGTGGTACAGGTCAAATCGCCGTAGCGAGTGGCACAACTGCTCAGAGAAGCGGAACGCCTGTTAATGGTATGATTCGTCACAACTCAGATTTAAATCAATTTGAGGGCTATAACGATGATGAATGGGGCACAATTGGCGGTGCCGGTGGTGCTGGTGGCTCAGGTATTAACTTTGTCGAAGATGCTAGTTTTGAGGCATCCGAGTTGGCTCCTGATTTCTTAACAGGCGGTACTGTTACCTATCCTTCATACATTGTAAATGAAAATCTATATTCTCCTTTTAATGAAAAATACTACAAAAATGTTTTCTCATCGCTTAGCTCAGCCGATCTTTATGTTCGGGATTCGTTTGCTAGAACAGATTTAGATGGCAAAGCTGGGTTAATGACTGTGTGGGTCAAAGCCACAGGTATAGCTGATTTAGAGTTGTGCTTGAGGGTTGATGATGCTTCTTACGCTACAGCTTGCTCTAGTGGATATTTAGTTAAAATAAAGACTGATAACACTTGGACGAGATATGAGATTCCTTTTGTTTTCGGTGCTGCGTCCGTTCAATACGAAATATTTAACGAGTCTGCAACAGGTTCATCCGTTGAAATCAACCTAGACAATATTTATGTTGGAGTATTACCAGAGGGGTATATCTCTAATGTTGATACTAGTAGATTTATTGGTTCTATGGCATTTCTTAAAAGTAGCCCCCTCGATGCAGACTGTAGGGTGAATTCTGCATCAACTTCTTTTGTTTTAGCCAATTTAACAGGATGTAATACCGCAGGAGTTTTTAAGAACTTAATTCCAGATGAGTCAACATTGAGACCTTCTTTTAAACTAAATGTTGTTAGTGGGAATACCTACAACTTTCTAGTTAATGACTTTATATACCAATATAATGCCGATGCTATTTGTGAAACGGCTATTTCAGTAGACGGTGGTACAACTAATCACATACTAAGAAGAAAATCAAGAAATGACACCGCTTATTACGATCAAAGTCAATCAGGTTCAAGTTACGAATTTACAGCAACAACTACAGGTGAAGTTGTAGTTAAGTACCTAACAAGAAATAGTGTCGCTTCTCAATGTGAATTTATGAATAGGCGTGGAGATGTTAAGATTTCAGTCTACGAATACCCAGACCTGCCACAAGCTATATTAAAGCAGAATACAGAGTTGACGGCTAAGACGGCTAATGAATTTACAGGACAATTATCAGGCTCTAGCGGATCGGTAGCTAGGCAAAACTATACATGGGCACAGAGCTGCACTTCACAAACTAGTGGTTCATTTACGTGCACCTTTGTTTCTGATTTATTTAGTGACACTCCTAACATTCAGCTAACTTCCTATAGGAATACAGCAGATGGATATATAACTTCCTGTAGAGTGGAAACAGCAAGTTCTACTGGATTCACAGGTCAATGTAATCGAGCAAACACAGAATCGATAGGTGAAAACTCTGATGTATTCATTGAGCTTACAAGAACAACTGACACTAACAAATCAATAGAAATGATAGGCAAGTTCAACCAAACCTCAATAGCAAAAAACGAAGATAAATATACAGAGACAGAAAAGAAGTGGGGTTTCTGGAATGGTGAGCAGCTTTATAGAAGGTGCTTAAGTGGAAGCATCGCAGACGGGACAGTTGTTGCCGCAGATGGGACAGTCGTTATATCTCAATCTGGTTACTTTACTTCGGGTGGTACAACCAAGAATCCGATACCTTTTGCTAACGCTTCTATAGAGTATTTTGCTAGATATGAGGCAGCGAGTGGTGTTGTTATTCAGTTCTCAGCAACCTCTATATCTTCTATATGTGTGGAGTATTTAAAATAATGAAAGCCTACTACAAAGAAACAAGTGAGTGGTAAAAGATGAATGAACTAGAAGCAGAATTTATATTCAAAGTTATGACGATCATCGGAGCTTTGCATCTCGTTATGTTTGCAATTATTTCCTACTTCTTAAAAGGCATTTACGAAAATACCAACGCATTAAATACAAATCAAGTGAGAACTACCGAGAAGTCCAGCAGCAATACAAAGAGAATCGACAAACTCGATGCTGAATATCTTGAGATGAATCGCAGTTTGCACGACTTTAGAGACGATATAGGTAAACGAGTGGGACTTATAGAGTATAGAATGACTGAGAAAGATCAATAAGGGTAACTTTAAATGACTAATACTTATAACGACTATGCAAATAAAACTAGATCTTCAAAGTTGGTTCTTTGTCATGTTGAGCCGACTCAAAGGCTTTCTGTTTTTGCTCTTGACTCTGGTGTTCTTTATAGTAAGTCGGTTGAGCATTTTGTTATTGGTGTTAAAGAGGATGGAGTAGATTTAGTTTCAGCGAGTAGTCCAGCGCTTGATGAAGGCGAGTTTTATTATAATCCGATTACAGGGGTATTATTCTTAAATACTTCCGACAGTGAAAATCCGAGTACTCATAGAATAATTGCAACCTATAGATTGTTTTTCTCAAACAGACCTATTGACTTACCTTTTGATTTAGTTGATGGCGTAGATGTAAATTATGATGGAAGGTTAAAGTCTAACTCTCCAATTAATAAGCAATTAGATGATGAGCAAGTTGGAATAGTTCTTGAGACTAGCACTAGCATCAACTTAGAAAATAGAGACGCTTATTTTGATGATATTTATGATGTGTTAACTTTTGAAAATTGCACAGTTTCTTTGTACTTATTTTCCGAGATACTACCATTGTCACAAAAGAAAAAGATATTCTCAGGTATTGTGCAAAATAAAACATTTAGCGATTCTAGCGTTAAGTTTTCTTGTAAAGATTTAATCTATAACCTAAGAAAAAATGTATTATCTGAAAACTTCAAAGCGATTGATGGAAATGTACCAGAAAGATTTTTATTTAAACCAAAAAGAAAGGTTTTCGGACAGCACGATCAATTGAGGTGTACGCCTGTTGATTCTGTATTAGATGGCTTTGCAGTAACTGGTACTGTGGCAGGGACTAATGGTGAGGCAACATTAACTGGAACCGACACTTTATTTTTAGATGAATGTTCACCTGAGGATAGCATTTTTTACAGCGACGGTAATCAAGTTTTTAGGTTCGGGATAGCATCGGTTGATAGTGACACTAAAATAACGCTATCAGATAATTTAGAGATAACTGTCTCAGGTACGATTACAAATATACCAAACAGACCTTGGCGAAAGAAGAATAGAAACTGGCACATTGCAGGGCACAAACTTAGAAGTCCCTCAACGACAGTGAGTTATGCAGTGACATCAAGAAGATTTAACTTAGCTGACCCCTCTGATTTCTTAGAAGGTGACTTAATAAACATTGATGGAACCAATGTTTTTATTAGTCGAGTTAGTGGTAGTTTTATAACTTTAAGTGCAGCACTTGCGACAGGCATCCCAACTATTGGCGATGTTGTAACGAAGAACCCACTTAGAAGAGCATTTTTAAACGGTCGTGAAGTTTTTATAGACAGAGACTGGGGTGTTTCTAATACTAGCACTAATGCAGTTTTACAACTTAATAACTTAAGCGAGTTTAATGTTGCGCAAGACGTAGCAATTGCTTTGACTATAGATTTCACAAATGGATCGAGAGATATAACAATAAATGGTGCTGACTTTACTTCTCAGATTGAATCCAGGGATTGGATTAGAAGCGATGATGTTTCTCATACTACTTGGTATGAAGTCCTTAGTGTCTCTTATGATGAGTCCGCAAACGATACAAACTTAGAGGTGAGAGTGGCATATGCCGGTTCTACTACTTCAACCAATGGACAAAAGAAAAACGTAACAGTCATTGATGATCAATCAATCGTAACTGTTAACTGTATTGGTATGGAAAACTCAGAGGGTGAGTGGGTTAAGACTGGGGCTGACGTAGTGAAAGAGCTAATAAAAACAGATGCCGGTTTAACAAACATTAATACAAGTTCATTTGCTGAGTCTTCTAGTTTAGCATCTTATATTATTAGTTACGCATCACCTGAGGTTGTTGGTGGTGATGTCCCCATTATAAGAAATGTTATTGAAGATATAAATAAGTCAATATTTGGCTCTCTTGTTATTGACGGAAACCAAGATTTTAAATATGAGGTATTGTCCACGGACAAGCCGACTGACATGATTACCTTGCAAGATGATGACATACTCGGAATTTCATCCGTAAGCTCTAGAAACGAGATCGTAAGAAAGATTAATGCCTCATTTGGTTTCTTCTCAGATAAATTTACAGGTGCTCAATCTAAAAAACTCTATGAGTTTGAAAGCGAGTTTGTTGATGACTTAATCGGTGCGACTAGAGAATTAAATGTAGATCTATATTTGTTTAACCTTTCGGATGCGACTGTAGTAGCTCAAAGGTATGCTTTGTTTAACTCACTAAGTCAATCCAAAGTAACCATCAAGGGTAAGTTAAATCTCTCTCTATTAGAATTAAATAATAAAATAAATTTAAACTTAGCTAGGATCTATAAAACACTTGGTAGTAGGAGCCGAAACAAGATAGGTATAATAAATAAGGTTACAAAGACCTCCGATGGTGCAACGATTGAAATAAACGACCTTGGGAATTCATTCACTAGAGTTGCTTCAATTGCTGCGAATAGCTCTAATGATTTTACAAGTGCTGTAGATAGTGAAAAGATTATAAACGGCTATATCGTTGATAATAATTTTTTAGTTCCGGATATAAGCTCAGACGATGAGATATATAGAAATATAATAGGATAGATATGGCTTATACAAGTATAAATTCAACAAATCTAGAGGTGGGAAAGCCACTAAAGAAAGAGCTTGTCGATCTTATTAAAAGTAATGAAGACGATTTAGACTCTAGAATTACCGCCGTTGAGGGGAGTGCCGGAAAGATTGTTATCTTTAACGAGATAATTATTAATGGGGCAACACTTGCGTCAGGCGGGACTATTACGGGGCTTGACCTTTATCGAGCCGAGTCTGATTTTAATTTAACAGACAGTAAGGTGTACATTTTTACGAAGGGTTCTCTTAATGGAAATCTTGAAATAGATGTACAAGTCTCTTCGAGTGCTGACTTTACGAGTTCAAATAGTGTTTTTACAACAAAGCCAAAAATAGTTTATTCTACAGCTAGCGATTATGATGAGTCTGCAAATACAGTGTTTAATGCAACTTATCAATCTGTGACGGCTGGACAATACTTAAGGCTAGATATAAGTGAGTTGCCCGGCAATGGATCTATTGGAAAATTTGGGATATATTTTATCGGGGAAATAACCTAAAGTGTTTTTGAAATTAAGTAAAATGTAAATATTATATATAAAAAAGTATTTAACCGGAGCGAGCATGATCAACATACCTTTTAATTTTCAACCATTATCAGTGAGTGTAAAGACGGGATCTTACACAATTCCATCTGGCAAATACGCCTATGTTTCTGCAAATGTTGAGGGTACAGGGACTTTTACGCTTGGTGGTGACATTGCACTTAGGGGGACAACAACAGCGCAGGTAACAAATACAGCTTCAACTCTTAGAGGTAACGGCGACATGTTTCCGTCTCTATCTGGAGCATTGATTCTAGCCTCCGAAGGTCCGAATGGAGACGATGTTGAATCGCTTACCTACTCATCTGTAACATTTAGCGAATCAGTAACGAGTGCATACTGGCTACCGGCTGGCTCAGTTATCAACGGTTCCGGTACATGGAGAGCAACGGTTTCACTTTTTAACGAAATATCATAGGAGAGTATTATGTTAGTTATCGCAATTTTAGCACTTTTTGGAAATGGTTATCAGTATCAAAGAAGTTTTGACGTTTGTTTAGAGAAAGACTTTAGAGCTAAAGAGTGTAAATTTCATGAAGAGAATGTAAAGAGAAACCCAAAATCAATTCACAATAAATAGTGGACTTTAAATATGAGGAAGATAGAGTGCTATTTACAACATTGGTAACACCTCTTATTCTGATTTATGCTGACCTTGCTTTATATGCAAAGTCAAAGCATGGTATAGATTTAGTCGTAACTGAAACCGTAACAACAACAAAGCAAGACATTAAACTGAATAGAGTTTCTAACTCTCATAATGAAGATGAAAGAAGGGCCCTAGATATTAGAACGAAAGATATTGATGCTTTTGTGGTTCAAGATTTAGTTAAATATATAAACAAAAAACCAGAGTATAAAAAATATCACTACCTATCTAATAGCGGTATATATAGGCTCGCTTACCTGCACGTAGGCACAGAGCAACATATACACCTTTGTGTACATAAAAAGTTCTCATACAATCTTGCGTTAATATCTGAATAGATTTTGATGCACTTGTTCTCCCTCGATTCTCGGTATCATGGATGATGCTGGGGGTCTTGGCACGTCTAGATAGGCATCAAGCAATTTAGAACACTAATAGATTTATCTGATCAGATTTATTTAGCTTGCTAGTGATGCCTGGCTTATTGTTTCAATGTTTCGTGAGAGTGTAAAATTAAAGTATATGCTTTATATTCTTGAGCTCTAACTCAACTTCTATTCTTATATCTTGAGAATGTATTTTTGTTACGTTGAGATTAATTACTTGAGAATCATCAGCTATTAACTGTGAAAATAAAATGTCTTCAAGGGTCTTTATGCTGTTGCTTAGGTCTTTGCTGGTTTTAGATATCTTATTTCCAGCCTTCACAAATATAGGGTAGTAAAATCTATAAGTAGCAACAATATAATGATCTTCAATCGAATACTTATTATTGAATTTAGTTATTTGACCTTTATAGTTTCTTAATTGACCACCGATAATAGATGTAAATTGAGTATATTGCTTGGACTTAAACCTTCGATTAGTTCTCTTATCTGTAGAGTAAGCCTGGTTTAGTGACATTGGTTGAACATTCAATAGAGATATATTTAATTTCATACCTCTATTAAATCATTTATCTTTTGTGTTGTTAAATTATTTATCTATTGCCTTACTAGGCTTTATAAATTATCTCTAATTTCTTTTTACATACCTTCGCACTCTATGTGCTTATAATTCACAATTAAGTTTTTCTTGGATAAAATCTCTGTAAATAAAACCCTCACTCATCTCTAAACCACCGTCATACAAAGCGTTAATAATTAACCTAGTACACTCTTTGAACTTTCTGTTTTCTTCCGTAAGTTCATCAACCTCAACGCAAGAAGTTGTGTACTTTTCACCAATTGCACCGAGTAAATCAGAAACATAATATCTCTTTAAATCTTTTTCCATATTCCCTCCATCACCGCATAACGGTTAGTTAATCTGATTTTTTTCTTCTTTAGAAATTATTTCTGCTATTCTTATACTTGTGTCTATATTAGGAACCATACATTTTCTTTTTATTTCACTAAGTCTGTCGTGAGAATCTAAAAGAGAAGTTAGTAAAGTCTTTATAACTAATTTCTCTGAAACACCCCTATCTATAGCCGAAATTGCCATAGCTATTGCCCACACTGAGGGGGTGTCTAGCTCTCTTTCTTTACATAGAGCATCGAGCATATCTTTCATTTCATTCTCCATACCCATAAGGGTTAGTTATTATTTCCAATCTGTTCTAGGAAAACTTTTGCAAGAAGTTACCTTTTTATTAAAATCATTTGTTTGAAAATCAGAAGAACAATTAAGCTCTTTCAGACTCATGTTTAAACAATCCCAGCAAACAACACTGTCATATCCATCACTAATCTCATTTAAATTATCAGTAGCTCCACACTTAAAGCACTCGATAGTTAGGTTTTTATACCAATAGAAGTTGATTGCGATTGTATCTCTATTGTCGATCATTCTTTCTCCATACCCATAAGGGTTAGTTA